GAGGAACCTTAGCGAGCAATTCCTGAATCTCTGCTCTGTTTTGCTCCTTCATGCTCTGGAATGATGGGCCAGTGTCCGTGTAACACTCATAGCGACCGCGGATGTCGTTAAGTGTTACCACCGTACCGGTCTGGTAGTCGACTGCCTGAGTGAGCAGCTGAACCTGTTTTTCAGTACCATCCTCAAGCGTCATCATCACCTGACGAGGAACGTCATAGATGTCATTCACCATTGACTGGTAAATCTCACCATCACGACGCATAGCCGTAGCGAGGTTGTCCTGAAACACGTATGTCTCTAGGTCTGCCCGCATGTTCAGTTGGTTGACGGTATCGAAAGCTACCTGACCGTTTGCGGCCTCTGCATCAACACCCATTGTTGCGACCTGGCTAACTGAGTTAGTCGCCGCTTCAAGCATGTATGCGTTGGCCTGAGGAACCTCTGGGTTTTCCATGTACGAAATAGGCTGCACAGGAAGGTCGCCGTTGTTCTCATCGGTACGGTTGAGCAGATAGTACGGGTAATCATCATTGCCACCGTACATGTACTCGTAGCCTTCAATCTGCTCAGGCCAGAAGATAGGTTTCTTCTTCGGTGTGCGAGCAACGATATCGGCATTGAAAGACATAATCATGTTGCGCAGGCGCTGACCGTCTTTCGTCAGGCGAACGACACCCTCATAAACCTCTTTGTCGCCAGCAAATGACCATTCACCATACACAGGCACGATCGGGATATGCTCTCCAGCGATAGGCTCACGATCTTTCAGGATGGTTGTGCAGGTAATGATTGATTTGTAGACGCGACGGCGCTTAACCTTCTTCTCGGCGACCTTGATCATGCCTTTATCAGCAAGCTCATCAATAACGTCTTTAATGTCGCGCTGGAAGTAACTTACCGGCTCACCTGTCAAAGGGTCCTGATAGATGAATACGGTCTCTTTCTTCTCTTCAACCTCGTAATACTCACCAACATAAACAACGTCGCTGGTCAGCCACGGGAATAACCAGTTCATGTCCGGATTCTGGAATGACGGTGTTTCGTCTTCATCGAATCCGTTCTTCTCAGCAAATGCTTTCCACCCGTCTCGGCTCATTGCATTGATGACTGTGCAATGCATCGCATCGCTCTTGTCCATCTGCTTGCTGTTACCGTCCCAGACTACGTGGGTGCATGCCTCATGAATCGGAACGCGACGGATAACCTGGTTATTGCTGGTTGGGTCCTGGTCTTCGTATTCGGTGACTAAACGCCACGCCCCAACACCGGCTTCAATCTGCTCACGAACAGCAATGTTCACAGATATCTTCGCGGTGTTATGTCGCATGTCGGTGCGGTACATCCCCATCAGCACATCTGCGCTGTTAGGGTCCGCTCCATCCTTTGGCCTGAATAGTACGTCGATAGGGTTGCGGCGCATCTCAGCGACGAGCTTACGCACGACAGGACGCACTACATCGAATTGACCACGGTATTGCAGGGTTGTGTAATCTGATAACCAGTCATCCCACTGCGACACCCGGCTAAAGTACAGGTCGTTTGTCGCTTCGGTTCTGGCTTCGTCGCTCGCCATCCAGTCTGCGTCGAACTTACACAGGATGGAATTGAGTCGTTCATTGTCGGCCATTATCTTCTCCGTGCGACTGGTTTAATTGGGGCCGGTACTTTTTTCTCTTTATGCACGCCAATGTCGCCATAGCGTTTTGCAAATCGGCGCATCATGTAGGCGTATCGTGTTGCATCAAGAAGGTCGTCGCGAGTCTTCACGATTCGACCGCGATCGTCTCGGTGATAGAAGTTGAACTCTTCGAACCAATCTCTCAGCCCAGCGAACACCTTAAATCTCCCTGTGCTCATCAGGTCGTGTAGCTCGAATAGCCCAGGCTCAACTGAGCGTGAACCATCAGGCCACTGTGCAGGCTCTGGAAGCATCAAGAAGCCAGCGTCTTTGTAGTATTCACGCTGCTGTAGACCGCTTCCCTTCTCTGTTTGCAATCCGTCCTGAGGCCATGCGGTAGGTACTTTGTTTGCCCATGCTTTAGTTGCACCCCAGGCCTCTGCCGGAGACGTTTTGCTGGCCTTCCACGCCTTGGTTACGTAGAAAGTTTCGCTATCCATATCTATTGCCAGTTGAATTCGGCTTTGCGGGTGGTCCCATCCGAAATCCATGCCATCGATGACCATGTAATGTTTAGGTATCGGGAATGGCTCGCAGGTGATCATGTCTTCGCTGAAATCGAATATCCGACCGTGACCTAGCATAGGAATACCTTTTGTACGCATATCCCTCTGGTGCGGAGGAAATGACTCAAGCAGGCTTTTCTTTGTTTCTTCCGTCAGGTGAGGCGCATCATCCCAGCCGACATTCATGCAGAACTGAGAATCAGCAGGCGCATCCAGCAACTGGATTACCAGCTCCGTGCGTCCGTTTTCTGGGGTGAAAGTAAGAATGCCACGACCACCATTTCCACGGTCACCGGTAGCTGTACGGGTTAATACCTGCGGGTAGATGGTGGGGTCTTCTGGCTCTTCATCGATATGGAACCAGTCGATGTCATCACCCATCAATGCATGCTGACCCTGCGTGTATGACCAGAACTGTATTTTGCTCAGGTCTCCGCTGCTGTGGCGAATATATGCAGAACGGACGGCATTTGGCGTGCCGGTCATTGGCTCAGTTGAGACAATCATGTCAGGAGGAATCAAACCGCCAGCAAACTCACCGTTAACCTTCTTGCCGATGATTGCAGCCTGAAGCAGATCGCGGCACTTCTCACCAGAATATCCAAGGCACCACATTAACGGCGCATGGTCGAATCGGTGTCCTGTCCACCCTTCTGGATATTCTCCTAACAGATGGACAGCATCGATATAGGTTGCGGTATCGGTCTTCCCAACTCGGTTAGCCGCGATTAAAGCGCACTGGCGATATTCGGCTGTTGCGGAGATGAACTTGCGCTGCCATTCGTATCGGGTGTCATAGTAACCGCGGTAGCGATAGACAAACTCTCTACGCTTCTTTTCTTCCAGGAGCCTTACCAGCTCAATCTTCTGCTCCCGGCTGAGATTGTGCATTGGTGAGCTCCATTAACTTGCGGTCCAACTCTTCATCAGACAGGTCGGTGATAGTGATTTTCTGCTCGTGCTGAATGCGATCGCCGTATTTCTTAGGCATGATTTTTGACAGGTACCACTTACGCGTATCAATGCGCAGTTTCGAACGCTGAACATGCTCGCCGTTGAGTTGGTAACCTACTGCTTCGCCATCCTTATCAAGCTTTTCCATCCAGTCGTTGCTGCCATCATCAGCAATATCGAATAGCTCCTCTGCAATTGCCTCAGCGCCCTCTTCCTTCGCTCGCACGTATTGGGCACGAAATGCTTCATTGCGAGCCAGCCAGCGCAGTACAGCTTGTTTTGATGGCATGTCTTCATCACGACACACGGAGCGCAGAGACTCACCCTCCGCCAATCTGAGACAGATGATTTCTGCTAATTCTTCCGTGTAATCTGATGGTCGACCGCACTTCACTTCTTCAGTCGCCATATCTGTTTCCTCGTTAATCATTATCAAGCCCACCCTTAGATGAGCTTTGTAATGATTACGCTGTTACGCCTGATGCTTTCACTGCTGCCAGCAATGCGTTGTACTTGGCTGACAATGTTGCAATGTCATTCTTCAGTGCAGTGATGGATGCGTTGGTAGACGTCAGTGATGCTGCGGATGTATCAGTTGTTGCTGCAGTAGCTGCTGGAACTGCAGGCACAGTGTTACCACCCGATGTGCCGCCAGATGAATCTGTCAGTGCTGTAATTGCTGCCTGCTGAAGTACTCCACCGCGTTCTGTCGATGTTGGAACTTTATTACCGGCCATAGCAGTAGTTGCTGTGGTGCCGATAGTAGGCGCGAACGTTGACGGCTTTCCAGTTACTGAACCCCATGCGATAGGAGTGCTGGTTGCGGTGTATTGAGCTTCGAAAGCTGTTTTACTCATGTACAGCAGTTCGCCGTACTGACTCTGGAATACGTAACCACCAACAACAGGTTTGAAGGTGGACATGAAGAGCGCAGACAGATACTGGTCTGGATATGGTCCGTCAAATTCTGCTAATGCTGAGCCATCCACAGCCTGTGTCAGGGTCTTAATCGGTAAGCCACGAACAAATGCGCCACTGGCATCTGAGTATGTAGGCCATGGTTGGGTGATCATCATTTAGCTCCTTTCTTGGGTTTCTTTTTGCCAGCCTTGTTCATGGAAATTGCGATAGCCTGGTCTCTAGGCTTACCTGCTTTCATCTCGGTAGCGATGTTCTCGCCGATAACCTTCTTAGACTTACCTTTCTTCAGTGGCATGTCAGACTCCAGTAGTGAACAGGTCGAGGACTTCCTTGGCTTCACGAATCGCCTTTTCAGTTTTAGCTAGCGCAGTCGGCTCATTTGCTGTCTTGGCATATGCATCTTTGAAAAGCTCAAAGTTAAGTTCACTACCAGCAATAAACTCAATGGCCTTTTCGGTAGCTGCTGAGTCATTCATCACCAGGCGGTAGACTTCGAGCTTCAGTTTCTGTGCATCTGTCATTTGGGTAATGTCTGCCATTGTTGGCTCCGTTGGTTGCTATCCCGTGGTAGGGATGAACGAAAGAATCATGATGATTGATGAGGCTGCCAATGTGAGGACAGAAGAGAATGCAAACGCGTAATGCACGAAGGTGATCAACCTGTCTTTGGCTGAGTGCTTCGGTAGATGATGGTTAAGAACGTCATCGCGTATGAGTGACATTCCGTAGAGCAGTGTTATTTCACGCTCTCGTTTTCGCATAATGAATCCCACTTATCGTTGTGGGCGTTGATCGCCTTCACTGTCCTTGCATCCATTAATTCGGGGTCTTTGCCGTGAGTGATAATCGGTCCGAATGCTGTGCAGGCTGAATCAACGTTGATGTACTTAATCGTCGGAGTGGTATTTTGATCTGCGCATGCGGTCACGAGCAGCGTCATCAGAAAGAGACTGATTCGTTTGGTCTGCATCTTTTGCAACCTTAATGATTGAGGCCTGCTTATCAGTGGCAGCTTGAGACTGCTTCACGGTCTGGTTAGCAGTTTCAACATCAGCCTTTGCTTTCGCTTCTGTTGTGCCTTTGCTCTTTCCGCTGAACCATGCAGCCAGTACAGCAACGATAATCCCGATAAAGCCTAAGATATATTGCCAGCCTGATGCGATAAGGTTTGTCATTCCCCATCTCCCTTATCCTTTGGAGGCTTCTGTAAAGTCATCCTCGACAGAACGCCAACAACCATTAGGACTATCGCACCGACACGCATCCAGCTTGAGGGGATTTCAGCTTTCCATTCAGGGGGGAGCTCAAACCAGATAGTTGGCAGGGCACCCAGAGCAAGAATCACCTTTGTTGAATTCCATCTCCACCAGTTCCGCCAGTCATCAACGAGTCGAAGTTTCATAGCAGCCCCGCATATGCAGTAATTTCACCGGTGCGCATCACCTCAGCATGACGTTTGGCGCGATTAGGTGTTTGCTTAGCCCACAGACTTGATAGCATTCCGTTGGCTGCGCCTGCATAGTTTCCTGCCGCTATCATTGCGAGCGTATTCTTGAATCCTGCCAGACCGTTAACACCCATCTGGTAAGCCATGCTTATCAGGATGTCTTGACGTGCCGGGTTACAGGATTTCATTGCAGCAACAATGGAAGGGTTTGCGTTCATCTTGCTGATAGTGGTTTTGACGAATGACTCAAGCCATACGTCACCAACATCTCGCGGAACGGTGAAAGTGTAATTGCTTAACGAAGCGCCCTTAGGGCCAATCTTGATACCGCAAGCCACTGTCGGATAGCCTTCGGTATCAATGTAAGGTTTCTCACGATAACCCTCTTCATAATTAAGCAGGGGGATTATTTGACTCATTGCGCCGGTCTCCGTACTGCATCCGTAGAGCGTTTTCTTCTCGGCGATCTCGTTTTCGTTGGTAATGCAGATTTATGGCGAACGTAAAGACTGCCAGAACGAAACCGCCGAGAGCCAGCCATTCATTTAATGACATACTCCCCGCCAGAAAGGTTGCCCCAGATGTGGTGTAAGCAGCGGCAGTGGTTACTTTGTCTGCCATATTTTTCATTCCAACCTCCAGAACATCAGGAGGATTTGTTCAAATTAGGATTAGGGATGATGGTGATCAGAACAAATCCAGGATACATTTTGCGGTAACGTGGTTTGTTCGTGACTAAAGGCATGAGCAAATCAGGCAAGAGGCTGTTGACGCAGTCTCTTGCCACCCATCTTCACGAAGCCCAGCCATGCGCTGGGTTTTTCATTTGTGTAAAACGTCCTACCCCGTCGCCACGAATATGCAAGGGTATCTGGATGTGTTCTGGTGATTGGTGATAGGACGCTTTCAGAAAGGTCGTGCTTAGAAGGCCATAGCGTGATGCATCATCAGATGAGATGAACAGAGGCTATGGCTCTGTTAGTAGCCCGTTTCGTGGGCATTGCCGGGAAGGAGCGCTACTCTTCCGCCTCATGCAAGATAACGCCGCCACGATGACGATGTGTTTTGCTATCGGTATGAACGCAAAAAGCCCCAAGGCGTGAACCTCAGGGCTTGTTTGTTTGGCTGCTCTGTTCGCTTTTGCTCCGAGCATACACAAAATGTACTACTTCCATTTCGCGTTCGCAAGTTATTTAGGACAATTTACCTAAATATTATGCTGCTTGTGGAAATTCCTTCTCAATTTCGCGTTTCATCGCATAAAAGATTTCTGAATCGAGCACGTTTTCACACCATACAACCCTGCGTCTGCATGACTGGATATCCATTCCTGTTACTGCATTCATCAGCCTGGCGATATCTTGCGTGCAATTGCGATTGCAATATCGCTTAATAGCTACATCGCGGACGGGGCTTTCACGGTGAAACGTCTTGACCATCACACGTTCAACGAAAGCAGCATCATCGGATTCTTTGGCGAGAGCGATGATGTTGCTGAACGATGATAGAGGGATGACCAGCTCGCGAGCTTTCTGATAGAGCGCATCTCCACGCAGTCCATCTTCTTCGTAAAGGCGCATGACAACAGACTCAATCTGCTTAGCCTTGTCATCACTCCACTGACTACGAATCATCAGGCGACCGATAACGTTGATTGCACCTCCTGGAGAATCATCACCGGCATTAACCTTTCCCCATACCTGCAGCATGTAGTGAACCCATGCTTTCTGCCGTGAGTTAATGGTTTTCTTTGGGTGCTTCCATACGCGGCGGAAATGAGCATCGTCGATGAAGTTGACCATGCCGAATATCGGTGTGTGTTTCATGGCTTTATCTCCAGCGCATCTTTGAGTCGAGCCACAACCATTCTTGTAGCGAATGATTCTCCATGGCATTTGCTCTGAAGTTCAATTTCCATCAGTGCGGACTTAAGCAGCCCTCTGTTAACGGTGATTGGGGTTTTATTTTCCTCGTTAACCTTCTTGAGTCTTGCGAGAGAGTCTTTGATATCCATCTACGCAGCCTCCGGACCATCTGGCTTATTCAGACCTAAGCGATTAACCAGCTCACGACGATGATGAAGCAGAATCACCATTGCCTTCTCCGCATCGGCAATTTTCGCATCGAGTAATTTAAGCTCCTGCTCATCTGCGTGACGCTGCCATTTGACTTGCTGGATGTTAGTTACGCTGCACATGTTTTACCTCGGCCGCCTTGATGAACCATGAGAACGCCGTTAACGATGGCGTGAAATTGAGCTTTGGTGTCTCGTGAATACCTGAGGATGGTATTTCTGCTGCAGGCTAATTGCCTTGCTGCTTCTGACTGATTACCGCGTACTTCTACGAGAATGTCAGGAATGGTTTTGATAGAGGGTGTCATGCTGCCTCACTTCTGCTTTCACGCAGGTCTTTGAGCTTCTGCTGATACTCCGCCTTAATCGCTTTGCACTCTTCAGTAGTCCAGCGATGGCGCTTATGGTCAGATTCGATTTCGTCTACCGCTGCATGACCTATGCGATCGATAAGCATCACGCGATAAGGAACCAGATTCCCGCTCTTGTGCTGATTGCACACGACGCATTGCTTATGGATATTGCGCTCATCAAATCGGAGTTGAGGTGCCGCAGCAGTTGTCCGGTAATGCCCGGCATCCCACTGAGCGGAAGTGAACGTTCCGCACGAGATACATGGTAAGTCGCGGTCTCTTTCTCTGATGAAGGCGTTTACTGCGTGTTGGGCTTGTTTAATCCAGTAACTGCGGGGCTTTAAGGCGAGCTTTCGAATCTTTAACTTTTCTTTCTGCTGCTGATATTCTCGTCGTCGTTTCTTGTCTGCTGCTTTCTCTGCTTTTTCTCTCTCCTTGCTTCGTCGTTCTATTGCTAGTTCAGTTCCGTGTTCCGGGCTACACCACCACTGATTTGAGAATGCCGGGTTGAACCATTCATTGCAGACTTTGCATTTTCGCCGGGGAGCCTTAGCCATTTAATACTCCAGTTCAGTATCGTTTTTCAGCTCATGACTTTTGCAGAAGCTTTGCCAGTTCTTCTCGATTTGCTTATTGCCAAATTTCACACGGCAACTCTTAGCGTTTTTAATAGCCATAAATGAGCGCTTACCCTCAGGAAGTTCAGCGCGAAATACCTCAGCCACAGGAACGAGTACGAAATACAAATACTCGGCACTATTTGATGCATTACTCATCATCTTCCTCCGTCATAAATCCGTTAGGGTCGCGATACGTTATTGCCATCGCCGCACATTCCTCACAAACGTGAGTCTCATCTTCGGTTAACTCCTTCGTGCAGCCTGCGCACAGCGTTCGACGTATGCTCTGCTGCTCGTAGGATTGGGCTTCTGATTGGCTAAGCATGCTTTGCATCCTGCATCATGAGAAAGACAATCATGGCCGCTCGTAACGGCTTTAAGCTTGTTCCGGCATAAATATCTCTTGAGCAAACCCATGCGTAGGAACCACCAATCGTCATTGGGGTGATTCTGATTAGATTTTTTTCAATAACCGGACCTCCGTCTGACCATTTGTTGCAGTAGTCAGCTGCCGCTATGCAGATATCTTCAGAATTAACTTCTGCAACAATTGTGACCTCCTCTCTGCTAGGGAGATTTCTGGCAACAAAGAGGCCATCTCTGTCTTTGTAAATAATCTCTGCAACTCGTTTGTTAATTTCAAAATCTGATAACTGTGAATAGTCCATATCAATGCACTCTCTCGCTAACTGGCTGTTCGTCATTGCTGACAATGCTGATAATCAGGCTCTTTCCGCCGAAGTCGACGCAAAGCGTTATGTCTTCTTCATCCTCAAGTTCACCTTCCAGATAATCGGCTATTGAGTTGACCAGCAGGTCAATGGGGTCGATGTCGTCTACTGATGCCTCTGTAAGCAGGTCATTAAGTCGGCCCTGGCAATCTTCGATAAGGCTCATAACCACCTCATTATTTGACTGATGAATTTCAACCATCCATAAGCTCCGGCAATTCCAAATGTCAGCCCCATTCCTGTGAATGCAGAAAACAGGATTGTCATCATTGCCATTTCCCAGAACTTCTTCATTGCCATATCCTCTGTTGATACTGACTCCTACCCCTTGGCTCGCTGGCGTACTCAGGGAGCAATGCGGACACCACCCATAACCGAGGGTCTGCACTTAGCGTTCGTTGAGTTTTTACGTTGCGGGATTGGTAGGCGGTGATTAACTGAGTTGCTTCTTCGTTGGTGAGATTTAAGTGGTGGAACCATGTGAGTCTTGCCACACATCCTCCTTTGTCTCAGGTAGTGGGAAATCTCCTACGGGTGACCTTTCGCACCGTATGCACCATCGATTCCAGTAAGGTTGATCTGGACGGAATCGCTTGTCGTCTTTCCTCTCTCCACATCTGTTACATCGGATCATGCCGCATCTCCGAATCTGGCTTTCCACTCCAGCGCTAATCTGGATTCGTCAGACCACTTAACATTCTTCTCAGCACCGAATGCCTGGATAAGCTCCAGAAGATCTGCAAACTCACTGACGCGCATCTTGCTGGTTGACTGGCCTATTACCACGAATCCGTTGCCGGCAAGGTTAGGCACAACGTCCTGCTGTTTTAACGCTGCGGTGAAGATGCACTTCCAGCTTTCAGCATCCAGCCATCGACCATGCCATTCGACCTGACGAGAAATATCGCCAAGGCATGCCCAGAGTTTGCGATTCTGGTCAATGCTGCGGTTGCGCTCTTGAATGGTTACGATGATTGGCTTGGTTGGGTCGGGGAAGATTTGCTGTATGGCTTGAATGGCGTTCTGCTGATGAATGGGGCTTCTTAGTTCAAACGTTAGTTTCTTCACCCTTCACGCTCCTGTAATCTTCAAGTGCGGACGCAATGGTTCCGATAGGGTCGTGGTCTTGCGCGATAATCTCGTTTACGTTTTCATCTTCTTCCACATCGAAAAAGAATCTCAGGGCTAACATGATTTCTTCGTATGCGCTCATACTCACTCCTTCACTTTGATTCCAGCGGCGCGGATGGCTTCAGCTGAGTCTTCAATTCCCAAGTTATAGCCAGCGCAAGATAAGCTGACGTTCTCTACTGTCATCGGAAGGCAGACTTCAGTATCAGCAAGTGATGCCTGATAAAATTTCCAAGCCCATTCTTTGTCGCTGATGTACTCGTCATGCATTAACTCTCGATATCGTTTTTCGAATCTTGCTCTTAATTTGTCCATATTCCTTTCCATCATTTAGATTTGATGCGAGCCAGCTCGGTACTCAGCTCGTCAATGCGCTTATTCTTGAACTTAAGCAGATGCTGCAAATCCCATGCAGAATTTGCTAACGAGTTGTTTGCTGCCATGCATATGACTGACCATTGCTCAGGCGTGAATTCTTGACGACTTTCCCCCTGCCTGAGAATGTAAACATCAGTGCTTGGTTCGTAATAAAAATACGCTTCACTCATCATTCCTCTCCATCATCATACTGGGGTGTTAGTTAAGTTGCGTAAATGTGTAATCGTCGTCATGAATAACTTCATCATGCACATACAGAAACCCGCCTTCTTCTGTCATGTAAACCACATTGAACTCATCACGAGCAGGCTCGATGTGGCGTTGGCAGTATGGGCAATACTGCGCATGTTTAGATGGCTCGCTCACTTCGCACCTCTCTCAATCTCTTGTTGATAAATGCAGTCAGTGGGTTAGCTGCGCCAAAGTTAAACACCGGCTTCTTGCTGTATACCCATGCGTTCTTGTGGCACCAGTCACGATGAAGTTCGCCGTTTTCATGAAGGTGCTTTAGCATCTTCGTAACGAGGCGCTTGTCGATTCCTGTTGCGGTAGATATCTCTAATGCCATTCCAGTCTCGTGCTCATCCAGATAGCGCAGGACGGCTTCTGTGCGCTCATGATGCAGAGATGCTAACCGGTAGTACTTAACGCTCTTACTGATGCGCTCAATCTCAATCTGACCGTCTGCGATAAGGTCACGCAGTAGCAGGTTGATATGTGATTTCTGGCATTTGAGGAGTTTTGCAAATTGTGGTGCTGAGGTGGGAATGTTTGTTTCAAGGTGGTTGAGTATTTTGTCTCGTGTGTTCATACATCGGCTCCTGAATATCTCCTGCCTTTCTGTGGAGGCTGGCTTGCAGCTGTGCATTTCGCTCTGGCCTCAGTCTGGTCGCATCCAACAAAGTGACCGTTTCTGAATCCCTGATACACAGTTCCAAGGGAGCCAAAGCGGTTTTTCGTCACGATGATTTCTGCGTAAGGTGCGGCCGGGCTGTTTTCGTCATACACAGCCTCGCGATACAGCATGATGATTGAGTCTGCATCCTGTTCGATACTTCCTGAATCGCGCAGGTCTGCGTTGGTTGGTCGTTTGTTAGGGCGCTTCTCGACTTCACGGGATAACTGGCTTAGAGATACGACAGGGGTTTTCAGCTCCTTTGCCATAGCCTTCAGGCTTCCGGAGATGTGAGCAATGGCCAGGTCGTTTCGTTCTGCTTTCGGCTTCTGAATGAGTCCGAGGTAGTCAGCCATGATGAGCGACAGGTGAGGATTCTCCTGCTTCAGGCGTTCTGCGATCGACCTGATTTCCTCAACTGAAAGGCGACATGCATCGACTATCCACACATCAAGGTCAGCGAGGCGCTTCATTCCTTCAGCTACCCTCCCCCATGCTTCGTCGTTCATACGAGTTGGGTTTCTCAGTGAGCTAACTGACATCATCCCGGCACCGGCAATGCTTCGCTCGGCAATCTGCAGTGCGCTCATCTCCATTGAGAAAATCAGCACTCCGCGTTTTTGCTCAGAGTTAGGCAGCGTCCGGCTTGCCACGCTTTCTGCCAGCTTCAGTGAGAATTCCGTCTTACCCATGCCCGGTCGTGCGGCAACGATGATCAGGTCTTCGGCGTTAATCCCACCAAGGATTGCATCAAGCTCGTCGATACCGGTCTTCAGGTTGTCGGACTCTTCACCGTTACGCAGGCGCTTATCAAGCGTTTCTGTGTAGTCGGTGATGATATCGCCAAGGTGAACAGGTTTAATCTCGTCACGCGGCTTCCTGATGGCTGACAGACGCTTTACAAGCTCGTCCATGGCCTGACCTGATGTGTCGATGGTTCCATTCTCGATAGGGTCACGCATCTCGCTAATCAGCTGCAGTACCAGGCGACGATGATAATTATCAGAAACCATGCTGGCGTAGCCTTTCAGGTTTGCAGCGCTTGGGCATGACCGCGCAGTCATCATCACGGCAGTGGCATGTTCATCACCGCATTCCTCAGCGACCATCAGGGCGTCAATCAGGTTGCGGTTACGCGCTTGCTTGCAGATCACATCAAAGGCTTTCCGGTAGAGCGGGATGGAGAATGCTTCCGGTTCCAGAGTCGCCAGAACGTCTCCAGCTGCAGGCGTTAATCCTCCCAAGAGTAGTCCTCCGATAACACTGGCCTCGATATCCTGTCTCATAGTGTTCCCTCACGAATTGCGGTTAATACTTTCGGTTGCAGAAGGTAATCAAACGTCGCCACCCAGCCCCGGTCGTTGTCACCGAAATGGAATGGCCTTGCAGCGGACATGAACGCTTTCACGTATGCCCGGTAGCCGTCGATGTTTTTTGTGGCAAGAGAGTTAATCAGCTTTTTGAGTTTACGCTGACGATCTGCGTTGGCCTCTACAGCGTGAGGCAATTTGTCACCCACGATTTCGTTGTAGGCTTCAAGATACTCGTTGTAGTTGATGCGAACGGTCTTTCGCTTTTCAGGTTTAGAACCTTCAGCACATCCCCCTTTAGGGGGTAAGGGGGTATTTGTATTTACTGTCTTTTGAATATTGTCTTTTGTGTTTAGCTGAGTTGGCTTATACCCATTAGCTGTGTTGGCTAATGTTTTATTAGCCGCCTTAGCTAATGTTAAGCTGTCTTGGCTAATCCACTCTGAAACCACCTTGTTAACGCCAATTCTCACGCCGTCTGCAATGAGAAACTTGCGCTCAATCAGCTGACGTTTTGCGGCGCAGATATGCGTGTGATGAATACCGGTCATTGCTGCTATTTGCGTGTTTGTGAGCCTGTCCATTGGCTTATTGAATCCGTATGTCTTGCGCATGATAGCGAGCATTACCTTCAACTGCCGGGCGGTTAAATCAGCCATCAGTAAGCTGTCTGTAAGCTCGTTAGCAACGCGCATGAAGCCATCTTCAGTATCTGCCACGCGATGCTCCACAACCTCAAGGTGAGGCTTTATAGGTGTTACGGTTGCGAGATTACTCATGACCTTTCTCCTTCTGCATCAGCTTCACTTTCTCCAACTCAGCCCGAAATCGACCAGGCTGCTTGAAGCTGGACAGGAAGCGATCACGTAGTATGTTTTTGTGCATTTTGTCCTGGTATGGACTGAGTGGTTTCATCATTTTTCCGCCTTGAGAAATATTATCCAGTGCGTTTTGTCAGACTTTCCCGTCCTCTGGCCAATGAGCGGTTTTTCAGGCGTTAAAGTGATTACCTGACTTACTGGAATCTGTGTTTCATTCCATTTGAAGATGAGAACGCCGCTAGGCTTTAAGACTCTGAATGCTTCAGCAAAACCAGCACGTAAATCTTCGCGCCATGTTTCACGGTTAAGCGCTCCATACTTTTTTCTCATCCATGCATTTTCGCCAATGCTTTCGAGATGGGGAGGGTCGAACACAACCACAGGAAAATGATCATTTTCAAAAGGAAGATTTCGGAAATCAGCGATTATATCTGGACTGATAATTAGCTTTCTTCCATCGCAAAGAACGTGTTCTTCTTCGCGGATATCTGTGAACACCGCTCGTTCATCTTGCTTGTCAAACCAAAACATTCTTGAGCCGCAGCACATATCAAGAACTAACTGCTCTGAGGTTTGATTTAACTGTTTCTCATATGCCATAATTACTCCTGTTACTTGGCGTAACACAGTGTGCTTAAGCCCTAAACGAGTTACCGCTCGTTTGGGGTTTTTCTTTGCTCAGATAACTAGCCAGCCTCTTTGTCAGCTCAGCCATTTCCTCGTCTTCGATTCCGTATTCCAGAACCGCCAGCATCATGCTCACCTGAGAGAAGAAGCCGTTCTTCCACCGGCTTACCTGGTATTCAGGAATGCCCATGGCTTTAGCGAATGTCTTCTGACCCATCAGAGCCAGCTTGTTAAGTAAGGTCGATTCGATACGAGCCGCCTTCTTGCTTTGAGTTGCAATTCCATTCATGCAATATATTCCTTAGTTAATAAGTAAATACGCATCGGTTGATGCGTTGGTTGTAGGGACGAAACATCCCCGGCCTAATTGTGTAAAGAGCGGTACTGCTATTACTTAAGCTGCCTGACGATAGGCGTTTTCTTGGTACTTCAGGGCTCCAGCTGTAACGACTTCTAGTCGATAGGCGTCTTTCTCTGGGATCACTTCCTTCCACTGAGAAACCGCTGCATCACTAATGCCTAAAGCCTTAGCAACAGCTCGCTGGGTTCCGAAGTGGTCAATAACTTCCTTCTTGAACATAGACTCGCTCCGAAATAAATAAAGAACACTTAAATTATCCACTAAAGGAATCTTAAGTCAAGTTTATTTAAGATGTCTTAACTATGAATACAACTTTGATGGGTGAGCGCATACGCGCCAGAAGAAAAGAGCTCAAGATTCGACAGGCCGCACTCGGTAAAATGGTCGGCGTATCGAATGTTGCTATATCGCAATGGGAGCGCTCTGAGACAGAACCTAATGGTGAGAACTTGCTTGCTCTCGCCAAGGCTCTCCAGTGCTCTCCTGACTATCTTATGAAGGGAGATTCAAGCCAGTCCAATATCGCCTATCACAGTAGGCATGAACCGAGAGGATCGTATCCTCTCATCAGTTGGGTAAGCGCAGGGCAATGGATGGAAGCTGTAGAGCCTTATCACAGAAGAGCTATAGATAACTGGTATGACACAACTGTTGAGTGTTCAGAGGATTCTTTCTGGCTGGACGTGCAAGGTGATTCAATGACCTCGCCAGCCGGATTAAGTATCCCTGAGGGAATGGTGATTCTCGTCGATCCAGAAGTTGAGCCACGGAATGGAAAGCTGGTTGTCGCAAAACTTGAAGGCGAGAACGAAGCCACCTTCAAAAAGCTCGTAATTGACGCGGGTAGAAAGTTCCTCAAGCCTCTCAACCCCCAGTACCCAATGATGGAAGTTGATGGCAACTGTAAGATAATCGGCGTGGTAGTTGACGCCAAGATAGCAAACCTCCCTTAAGCCCCTCCTCTGGGGCTTTTTTATTTCCCTTTAAAAATCAGCCACAAACTTAAATTTCGAGAATTTATTTAAGTTTTCTTCAAAATCAACTTGACCATTAAATTAAGAACACTTAAATTTAAGCCATCAGCAGGACGCTGGTAGCCAAACGGAACTGATTGGCAATGTTCTTTAACAAGATGACATGGGGATGATTCGTCCCCGCCAAAGAGTAGTTGGCTTTGGGGTGCATGAATAGAGACAAAGTCGAAGCCGGAAGTGCGAAAGCTGCCAATGTGCTCGTCGATGGGGCTCGCTCTATCAGCAGCGTGATTGCCATGCACCACCAAAGTCAATCATCGGAGGTATCCAATGAAAGCCAGAGAGATTCGTAAACTCGAGCGTGCTCGTCAGCACAAAGAGATGAAAGCCTACTGTAAAAAGATTGACCGTGCATTTTCACGGCTGTCAGAAGGCTGTAGTGAGCGTGTTTCAAGAGCCATTTCGCTTGCCGGAACGCGTCAGAAGGAAGTTGAAGGAGGGGCTGTGTGTCTGCCGGAAGTGGCGCTGTACGCAGCTGGTCATCGTAAGTCTAATAACGTAACCGCGAGGTAAGGAATGAACGAACAAGCAAACAAGATTCTCGTAGACCTGCTGCAAAAGGCCAGCAATGGCATAGATTCCGCCGTTAGTTTTAGCCAGGCTCAAATACCTGATGTGGTGCATCAACTATTGCTCTGGAACTCTGCATCATCCGCTCTATTTCAGTTGTTTTGTTTAGTATTCCTTGGCTTCTACGCATGGTCCTCTGCAAGGGCCCTAAACAAGCTTAATAACGGATCACTTGACGAGATAGGCGATGGACTTTGCGTTGTCTGGATGGTCTTTGGGGGAATTGCAGCCTTAATTTTATTCGTAGGATTTTGGATGAACTTTGACTGGCTGAAAATCTGGCTTGCTCCAAAGCTCTACCTTATCGAATACGCAGCGTCACTGGTTAAGTGATCACAGGCCGCATAGTCGGCCTTCTTTTGGCAGCAAGCCACAGAGGTGAATATGGTCACTGACAAATTGATAGTCATTCAAGTCAAATCAACTGGGCATCAGTATGCATACCCTGTAAGTCGTTACAGCGAATTACCTACGGTACGCATTGAAGATGGAGCGCCAGGTCACACTAACTTTAGCCGTAGCGAACTTAAGTACATGGAGCAAATCGGCGTAGCAACAAGGCTTGGAACAGCAATGCTGGCTCTGAATATTACATATGAAGAAGGTAGTGCAGCCATCAGCAAGGCTCTGGGGGAGGAGTGATGGAGTGGATTAAGTGTAGTGAGCGGATGCCGGAAATTGGGAATCGAGTCATTGTGACCATCGAGGGCAAATACGTGCGCTGTGCTTCGTATACGAAATGGGATGGAGCGAAAACGGAAAGAGGTAGAGCGCCAAGATTTGAAGACTTAAGAGGAATTGTGCATGGCGTCACTCACTGGATGCCATTACCTGAACCACCAAGCGAATAGCAGCTGATAGCTAATTTTCTGAGTTAGCTATTGGGTGTAATACCGCACCGTACTATCGGAGACGATTCGATAGTTCTGATTAATGGAAATCCCTCGTTATGTCTTTGCCGCCAGCAGTCAGGGCGGCATTCTTTTTGCCTGGAGGAAATATGAACTTTTAGTTTGGTGATTACGCCAATATTGAACAAAAACGTCACTATGCACCTAACGAAATGTACCGATATAAAGTTATCCGGCAGATGAAATCAAACTCCTGGGTTGACGTACCAGTCCAGACTCCTGCTACCAATACTATTCATGACGAAATGGAGGATGTTTGTCTTTGTATTTGCTGTGGAGTTGATGAAACAGAGGTTAGGAAGTACCGAGTTAAAGACATGCACAAAATTTCTAAATAGCCGCCACTGTGCGGCTTTTTCATACCTGCATCTGAGTGAGCATTTATTCAAGTGCTCAGCCTCATGCAATCACACACAACATAAGGAACTAGCCCATGATGCAACTAAGCCTCGCGGGTAGCGGCGTCATGTCCGCTTACTTCCCCGCTGAATCCGAATTATCCAAACGTGTTCGCCGTCTTATTCGTGCTGCGCGTAAGCACCTGGAGGGTTTATGTCGCCAGTTATAAATCACAGCGCACTCAAGGCAGCGCAAAGCAAAGCGGTTATCGCTCGCTATCTCGGAGATGGTCGCATGTGGCAAGAGGCTCATGAAGCCATGAAGACAGCAATCAATCACCCGTGGTACCGCAAATCATGAGCGCACTGGATTTCAGAGACATGACAGATGAGCAGTTCGCAAACCTGTTTAGAGACATTGTGAACGCACCAGTTAACGATGAGCAGGAGACGCCAAATGCGCCTGACGATGACAGACAAAACAGAGATTAAGGAAATCATTGCGAATCTCAGCGATGAAGACCACGCGAAGATTGATAAGCAGGTTGAGATGCTGTGCGCGAACATGAGGCCGGTGCTCAACATGCTGGAATCATACAAACCAGACGACCACACAAAAGCAGCTGTGGAATGGCTTGGCGAAGACGACTGCAATTATCAGGAGTTCGCTGGCGAGGTTATGTGGGACATATTCAGACCGCGCGTAGAGGTTGAATATGCGATCGGCATATTACTGCGCCGTCATACTTTCGAGGATGCAGCATGAGCAATATAGTTGAGTTTGTTAAGCAACAGGAGCCGCTATTCTGCGGTGCATTAACCGAGCAGACAGTTACATGGGCAAAGGAAAGCCAGTTCGCAATTCAGTACTTCCAGAAGAATGACTTCCTCGCCAAAACTGCCCTATCCAACCCTACCAGCGCGCAGAACGCGATCATCAACGTGGCAGCCATTGGCATCACGCTGAATCCGGCAAGCAAGCTGGCTTATCTGGTTCCTCGCGACGGAATGGTGTGCCTCGATATCAGCTACATGGGGCTGCTGCACATCGCCATGGAGTCTGGCGTTATTTCATGGGGGCAGGCAAAGCTAGTCCATGCTAACGACACCTATGAATCGAATGGGCTTGATAAGGCACCCACCCACAAATACAACGCTTTCGGCGACCGTGGTGACATAGTTGGCGTTTACTGCACGGTTAAGACTCCTGCAGGCGATTACCTTACGGAAGAAATGAGCCTTGCAGAAATTGAGGCTGTCAGGAAGACGAGCAAAGCCGCATTCAGCGATAAGGGCCCATGGGTAAATCACTGGAATGAGATGGCGAGAAAAACAGTTGTTAAACGTGCCAGTAAATACTGGCCTAAAGCCTCTCGCCTTGATAGTGCGATTCACGTCCTGAACGAAGAAGAAGGTGTCTGGACTGAGCCTGTCATGCCGCATAAGTCAGAGGAAGATATCCGTGAAGAGGAGAGGAAGCGCCAGCAGGAAATTATGGATAAGACTCAGGAGCTTTGTGACGAAATGGCGAAAGCCGAAACAATGTTTGACCTGAAAGTTAAGTTTCAGGAAGCATTCAAACTAACTATCGGCATGAAGCTACAGCAAAACGTTCAAGCCATCTATCACGAGTGCAAAGCAAAGTTGGAGGAAGCCAGTGAGCAAACTGTATGAGATTGCCAACGATTATGCGAGGCTGATGGATGCCGACTTTGAAGCCGGCGAGATAGCCGACACGCTTGAAGGAATGGAAGGCGAGCTTACAGATAAGATTGAGCAATTGCTGGCTATCTGTAAGAACGAAACAGGATACGCAGAACGCCTCAAGGAAGAGGCTAAGGCACTCAATGAACGCGCGGTCGTAATCAACAACAAGGTCGATAACATCATGGCCTACATCGCGTCATCGCTTGAAATGATGGGAAAGAAAAGGATTCGCGCTGGCATCCATCAGGTAACTGTTCGCGCTGCTGTGGAGTCAGTTGAAATCACAGATGAAGGCTCCCTGCCGCCTGAATACGTTGAATACGTCACTACGGTCAAAGCCGACAAGCTAGCGATCAAGCATCAACTCAAAGCAGGAAACGCTATTCCTGGCGCATCACTCAAGCTCGGTAAGCCAACGCTGCTAATCAAGTAGGCGCGCCATGTACAAGCGTAAACACACCTACGAACTACGCTCCAACCAGCTTAGCCACGGACGGCCATGGGGTGAATCTGATATCGAATCAGTCAGGGAAATTGCCGGAACCACTCACTCAAAACTCATAGCAAGACAAATCAACCGCTCATACGAATCCCTTCGCCAGATGTGCAAGCGCGAAGGCATCAGCTTACGCCGCATTCGAAACTGAGGCTCAAAACATGATTGGAAACTCATATGCACTTCAGGGCTTCTACCCTGAGGAGATTGTCGCACGCCACCGCTTCAAACCCATCAACGATATCCCACGCGAAGAAATGCTGAAGCGTCAATCATTCCCAAGTGTGAACGAGAACAAATTCCTGACAGCTTGGCTTAAGCAAGTGCAGAGGAGATAGCCATGGCAATTCCACAGGTGGTTAGCTTCTCTGGCGGCAGAACGTCGGCATACCTTGTTTACCTGATGGAGCAGCGTAGAAAGGCTGGCGAGGACATTCACTACGTTTATATGGACACCGGCGCTGAGCATCCTAAGACGTATGAGTTTATCCGCAATATCGTCAAGCACTGGAATATAGACCTTCACTGCCTTCGGGTTATTCCAGACCCGGAGATGGGAAAGGCAAGCAGCTACGAAGAGTTAAGTGTTTATGAGATTGGCCCTGACCTCATTCCATGGAAACGGATGCTCAATAAGTACGGTCACCCATATGTTGGGGGGGCGTTCTGCACGGACAGGATGAAGTCTGTACCTTTCACGAAATACTGCCAGGAGAGATTCGGCAAAGGGAACTACCATACATGGCTTGGCATCAGGGCAGATGAACAAAACAGACTAAGGGACGCGCCGGGGTTTAGCTATCTGGCAGATATCAGCGACTTCGAAAAGCAGGATGTTCTCGATTGGTGGGAGGAACAGCCATTTGACCTTGGCATTCAGGAGCACCTGGGTAACTGCGTATTTTGCATTAAGAAAAGTATGCAGAAAGTCGCACTGGCAACAATGGATGAGCCTGAACTTGCTGCGCAATTCGAGGACGTTCTGGAAAAGGAAATCCACACAGGCAGAGAGCCTGTCATGTATCGCGGTAACAACACTCTCAAATCTCTCATAGCGCTATTCAGCGATGTATCACGCGATGAACTCGCTTCACGAATGACCTCCATGCGGCAATACGATACAGGCTCATGCTCTGAGTCATGTGAGGCTTTTTCTTGCCAGCTTGGATTTAACTTTGAGGACGCAGCATGAACAACAATCGATACCTGACAGCGTGTCTGAATCAAATTCGCAAAGGAGTGCAGTCATGAGCACAATAATCGACAAAGAACTTCACATTACAATGCCGGATAGCAGTGTTTGGGCTGCACCAGTCCAGTTGATTGCCACAAACCGCGCCGAGTATTACGCCAGAGAGTTTGGTGGTGATGTTAATCGCAGCCTGGCAGAAGACACCCTTCCGCTATTCCGCTCTGATGATTTTGAAATAGAAGACTGGGCTGCAAATAACATGAACTGGAGTGACGTTCAGCACGCTGCAAAATGCATCTCCCCGGGTGATGTTGATTTCCAGGATGGGTGGGTAAATGGCGAGAAGGAAGTGAAGGAGGCCGCCCAATGAGCAACATCGACAAAAAGAATATGAATCCTGAAGAGCTGGAAGCTGCATTGAGAGAATTAAAAAGAATCAGTGAGCAGCCGGCAGTAACCACGCACTATGCGCGCGTACTTCGTAAGTACATAGCCATTTTGGAAGGTGGCCCGGAAGCCGTAGGAAAGCGAATTGCCGAGCTTCCTGGTCAGAAGCGATTAATAGGCTGGAGGATGGCCGACTATACCGATGAAACCGCAGACCCGGTACTCGCTAAGAATTGGGCCACTGCTGTAGATGTGCTGCCTATTTTCGAGGGCGACGTGAATACCAAACTAACGGCCGCCGCAGCCGGTAAAGGAGAGGCATCATGAGCACTATTACCAAAGAATGGCTGCAGCAGAAAATTGCCGAGATGGAATCTGTCAGAGATGAAATCCCGTTCAGCCTGGACGAAGATGACAGCAACACGCTGGCGGCAATGAAGCTGGCGCTGGCATCGCTCGAAGCGGAGCGGGTCGGCTGTGATGCCTGTGGTGGTAACGGCTCGGTAGGCATAGATCATGGCGAGATGGGCATTGAGCATATCGAGTGTCCGAAATGTTACACCACCCCTCCAGCGCCGGTATCTGTGCCTGATGAGTTAGCAGGAAAGAGCTTTAACTATATTGCCAATAAATTTCAGGTTTCCACATCAGAGGCGCAATGGATTCTTGTTGGATGGAACGCACGCGGCGCTGCCATGCTGAACCAGGAGAAAAGCAATGGATAATCGCTACGAAATAGCAGAGCAGAACGGGATGAGCCGAGAGTTTGCTGACTGGTTCTTTGATAACAAAAAGGCTGGCTGTGGAAACATCTGGTTCATGATGATGGCGGCAATGTGGGAGGGATGGCAAGGCCGCGCCGCCATGCTTCAGGGTGTCGACAACGAACTTCAGCGCAAGGCATCAATCCACGATGCACTCTGCGAAAAGTACAACGTCGAATCACTTGAGGCGTTCGTAGAATGGCAAAGGAATCACATTGCTGAACTTGAAGCAGCACCGCCTGCTCCTGTTGGTCCGGGTGAGACTGCAGTAATGCCGGATTATCCAGGGTATGCACTGACGCAGCGTGAGTGTTTCCAGGCTGGCGAAGAAAGAGCTGCACAGAAAGCATGGGTGGCTTGCAGTGAGCGGATGCCGACGCCAAACCAATATGTTCTGGTCTGCAACGGAGTGTGGGTTGGCATGGGTATGCATAACAACTCAGAACACCTGGAAGATGATGAACGCTGGCAGGATGAGCGGCATGAGTTTATCGACCTTCTTCACCATCCTGTCACCCACTGGATGCCACTGCCAGCAGCACCGCAGCAGGAGGCTGAATGAACGAACTCCAGAAGATGTGGGCTGTTGCATATCAGCAGTTCATCGATGGGTGTAAGGACCCTGAAAACCCAGGGCGGAATCCACCTCCATTGGTTCTTAGGCAAGCCAGAGAGCATGCAGATAAGGTTTTGGAATCACTGATTAAGCTTGGCAAAGAGGTGAAGTGATGCCTAACCCATTCGACGCATAACAAACCCGCAACTCGCGGGTTTTTCTTTTTCCGGAGTCCGTATGGAGATAACACTTCCTAAATGGCTAGGCCTTCTAGTCATGATCATCTTGCGCCCTGGAATTTGCTTCTTCTGTGCCACATACCTGATGGTTTATACAGATTTAAAAATTCACCACTTTGTTGCTGGCCTTATCTCTTACAGGGCATGCATAGAGGTAAGGGACACATACAGGATGGTGAGAGATGCACGCTAACCCAATTATCTGGCTCATAGTCGGAGTTATGGCTCTGAGCGCTATCTCTTCACTCATTCACATGTCAGAGGGCTTGTTATGGCTAAATTTGCTGTGGGCGCGTTAGTGCAGCTTAAGTCTGGAGGCATCAGAGGGATGGTTGAGAGCCAGATTGAGCCGGATAGCGACCATCCGAAATGTTGGTGCAAATGGGATGACGGCAACTATTCGGTGCATAACGAAAACGAACTTCGCGCGGCTACTGTTGATGAGCCTCGCGTGTATAAGAAATTAGCGTAAGGAGATGATGATGGTCTCGTGGGAATACATTAATTTAATTGCAGAAACGTTAGGCACAGCAATTTTGAAATTCGACGGTCCAATTTATGGCGATCATTGCAGACTAGTGCATGAAGGGCACACATACAGAATCACATCCAGCTTGAGTGTTGAAAAAGCTTGTAATGGGCTCCTCTATTCAGATGAAGACTCTATGAGGTTAGAGATGAGGCTTAAGTCTAAAGGATGGGATGGCGAGGGATTGCCTCCGGTGGGAATAGAAGCAGAGGTGTCAGTGGATGGCGGCCGCACATGGTGCTTGTACAAGGCTACTATTGAACACAATGGAATGCGGTTAGTTGAGATAGGGAATTTTACAGAAGAGTTTCAAAGCAATAACTGGACGTTCCGCCCTATCCGCTCAGAAGAAGATAAGAAGCGAGATGAGGCTGCAAAAGGTCTCATTGACTATCTCGATAAAGAGACAGACATAGATAACGTGTTTTCCATCAAGGATGTTATCGGCTTCTACGACGCCATAGCATCAGGAAAGATTCCACACATCCGCATCGACTAGACCGCCGCAATGGCGGTTTTTTATTGGAGATGGATATGACTCGTGAAGAAGCGATAGCGAAACTCAGGTCACTGCATACAAGCTACGACCCTGAGAGTGACCACGCTGAGGCAGATAAGGTGCTTTGCGAACTTCTAATAGCGCTTGGGTATGAAGATGTAGTTATTGAGTTCGACAATGTATATAAGTGGTATGCATAGGAGTAACCATGGAATCACACAGCCTCACACTAGATGAGGCCTGTGCATTTCTCAAGATATCCAGACCTACCGCCACCAACTGGATTCGCACAGGCCGCCTTCAGGCAACACGCAAAGACCCTTCAAAACCCAAATCCCCATACCTCACTACACGGCAAGCCTGCATTGCGGCTCTTCAGTCTCCGCTGCATACTGTCGGCGTGAGCGCGGGTGATGGCATTAAAGAGGAAACGAAATGTCACTCTTCCGCAGAGGTGAAATATGGTACGCATCGTACTCGCTCCCGGGCGGGAAGCGAATTAAGGAAAGCCTTGGGACTTCCGACAAGCGGCTCGCTACTGAGCTACATGACAAGCGCAAAGCTGAACTGTGGCGAGTAGACCGTCTTGGTGATTTCCCCGATGTAACGTTTGATGACGCATGCATGCGGTGGCTTGAGGAGAAAGCTGAGAAGAAGTCACTGAAAGACGACCGCAGCCGCATGGCGTTCTGGCTGGCTCATTTCGAAGGGGTTCGATTAAAGGATGTCACCGAGCAAAGGATTTATTCAGCAGTAAACAAGATGAGCAACCGCAAGCTGCTTGAGATATGGAAGATTCAGGCAGCAGCGGCGCAGAAGAATGGTCAGCCAGCACCGACTTATTCAGCATCTCCGGTCACCACTTCCACCAAGGCCAAACATCTGGCACTGATGAAAGCCATTCTGCGTGCGGCAGAGCGTGACTGGAAATGGCTGGAGAAGGCCCCTGTCATAAAGGTTCCGGCTGTGAGGAATAAGAGGGTGCGCTGGCTTGAGCATGAGGAAGCGAAGAGGCTTATTGATGAATGTCCCGAACCGTTGAAGTCGGTTGTTAAATTTGCGCTGGCAACCGGCCTTCGTCGTTCGAACATCATCAATATGGAGTGGCAACAGATAGACATGCAGCGTCGGGTTGCCTGGGTGAATCCTGAAGATAGTAAATCAAACAGAGCTATTGGCGTAGCGCTGAATGATACGGCCTGTAAGGTACTACGCGATCAGATTGGCAATCATCATAAATGGGTGTTCGTCCATATGAAAGCTGGTGTTCGACCTGATGGCTCAAAGACTCCATCAGTGAGGAAGATGCGTGTTGATGACCAGAGCGCATGGAATGCTGCATGTCGTCGTGCAGGTATAGAAGATTTCAGATTCCACGACCTGAGACACACCTGGGCGAGCTGGTTAATTCAGTCTGGTGTTCCATTATCTGTACTGCAGGAAATGGGCGGCTGGGAAAGTATCGAAATGGTCCGTCGATATGCCCACTTAGCACCTAACCATTTAACTGAGCACGCTAAGCAAATTGACTCAATTTTTGGGGTTGATGTCCCAAATATGTCCCACAACGGAAAACAGAAGGAAGCGAAAGAGGCGTAAGTGCCTGTTTCTAAATGGCACGCCCTGTAGGATTCGAACCTACGACCTACGGCTTAGAAGGCCGTTGCTCTATCCAACTGAGCTAAGGGCGCACTGAGAAGAGTGAACTTCGCGGTGGTGAAACGCGAAGAATTATACG